GACCAATCCGACATTCTTAACGTATTGGCCGGTCGCGTCGTAATTGGTCTGAAAGCTAAAGGTCGAGCCAAAAAAGACACTGGCGGGTTTGTGGTCGATAGCAATTTGATTGCGCGCGTCGCCGCTTGAACTTTTAAAAAATCGGTTGCGTTTACTTGCGGATATGCGAGAATGCGCATGCGGCATCGAATCAGGCCAAGCCGCATGGCCACAAAATAGGTAAATAAGTGATGTTAGATACCAGACTTGAAAACCAAAACGGCACGCTGGAAAGCATTTTGCGAACGATTAGCGAGCAAGCCTCCCGCAAAGCCGACTACATAGCGCCTACCAGCGAGCTACAGGTACAAACTACCGAGGGCCGCACTAGCGTAGTGTTCGAAGCTAACCGTGGTGAACCCACACAATTTTTTGAAACCAATGAAGTAGCGTTTCAGCAACTAGCTGGCAACTGCGATATTGACGTGCGGACCGCTCGGCGGTTGCGTGACAATCAAAACTACGCGCCGGAGTTTGACGCACTCGTTAACAAAATTCTTTTGAATGAGCCCAAAAACAAAATGATCCGCACTTTCGACGGCGAGAATCCTATCTGCCGCGCGATAGTCAGCGATAAATTCAAAACTTTTGATAACGTCGATCTAGTGCAAGCCGCGCTGCCGCAGTTGATCGATAGCGACGCCAACTGGAAAATTGTAAATGGCACGGTTACCGATCAGCGGCTGTATATGCGCCTCAAATCGGAAAACCAAATAGCGGAACCGGCAGTCGGCGACACTATGGCCAATGGCATACTGTTGAAAAACAGCGAGGTCGGTTTGGGATCTGTCGAGGTTTCACAATTGGCTTGGACGCTATGGTGTTTGAACGGTTGCACTACTGAAAACAAATCCCGTCATACGCACGTCACTAGCGCGCGTGGTGGCGATCAGTGGGCGCTGTTAACCGAGGAAGCTAAGAATGCGGACAACAAAGCGTTAGAATTGAAACTGCGCGATGTGGTTGCAGCGTACGGCAGCCGCGAGTCATTCGATGCGCACGTTGAATTGATGCGTCAGGCGCACGGCGATGTGGTCGAGAACGGTTTGATGAATCCGCAAGGCGTGGTCGACGCGGTAGTATCTGTGCTGAAACTACCGAAAAAATCTGGCGGCGATATATTGGCGGGTCTAATGTCGACCATGCAACAATCCGGTTACGCTAATAAACCGATAAGTCGCGCTACGCTTGTTAACGCGGTTACTGCGGTTGCCCACACTGCCGACGCGGATAGCTTAGACGATTGGTACAGTAACGGTCGCACGGTGCTAGATCTGCCGCGCAACCAATGGGAAACGATAGCGAGAGCCGCGTAATGGATATCGATTTTACTGCGATAGAGGGTCATTGGTTTTGTGAAAAAACAGAAGATATAGACTTCGATCACGGCGATTGTGTCGGTTACAAAATTGCAGAATTGGGCATAACCATTTTTGTGTATGAGCGTGACGATACCCGCATACAAATCCATTGCGATTGATCGATCCACTAACCAACACAAGCCCGCCTAGTGCGGGCTTTTCTTTATCTGCGATATGTCCTAGACTGTCGTCAACGCCTTAAACCGAGGCGCACTATTAGGATCAGCAAATATGAATGATGAAAAACCCGAAACCCCACAATGCGTTATCTGTGGGGACGCTATCAAACCGCAAGCTAATGGCTGGGCGCATGGTCACAATGCCGCGCCGGTCCGTGATGGCCAATGTTGCGACGTTTGCAATTACGCCGTTGTCTTACCGGCTCGGATTAGGGGCGCGTGATGGATCTAAACGAAACAAAAATAACTCCGGAGCAGTCCGCGTCACTAGTGCGCGTCTTCGAACGTCACATACGCGATACCGATCACCCAGATTTTTCCAACATGGGGTTTGTGGGTTGGGTGCAGCGCGACGTTATTAAGTTGCACTATGATGATTGCCTACTGGCCGCTGTGCCGGATATGTTTATCGGTATTGAGCGCGACGGGTACTCTCACACCTAAACGATCACCCCGATCAGTAAACAAGCCCGCCATGCGCGGGCTTTTTTTATGCGCAAAATCCTATACAATGCACGCAACGCCGCAAACCGTGGCGCGCTAATAGGAAAACGAAACAATGCTAGTACACAAAACCGAGAGCCCGATTCACGAGCTCGCCCTTGCTCAATTAGAAATTCTAGGCGATTCAGATAACAGCGCGTGGGCATGCATTCGTCGGATTGTCGAAGTAACCGACCAACATTGGAAACTAGAAGAATCGACCAACTCGGATGATCTTGACGCGTTTAATAATTGGAATTGGGAGGAACACCATTACGGTGTGGACTATCGGTCGTGTTGGTCTACTAATCCGGAAGATTGGCACGCGTCCGATGCGGGCGTTGAGGCGCGCATTATTTTGGCGGGTGGCGGCCCAGCGGTGCGGATCGTCGCGGAACTCGACGGGTACGGATCGACCGATAAATTCATTGTTGAGCATGCGAACTGGTCGCGCTGGGAACAAATCGAACTAGTGCGCAGCAATGCGCTATCAGAGGACGTCCGCGATTACGTGCGGATCATGGTCGAGCGATACATTCAGCACGTCGCCGGATGGATTCAAGAACTGTAACCGCTCCGATCGATCGCGTAAGCCCGCCAAGTGCGGGCTTTTTTTTGCCTATCGATTAAAGAGTGCAACAGGCCCGCGAGGCGCGGGCGCTCGACCGTTCGAAACGCATGGCGCCCAGCGGTCCGCGTCCCGTGGTCCCCGATCCGCAGCCCGCGATCAGCGCGCGTTTGTTTTTTTTAAACGTGGAAGTCAATTTGGCCCGCTTTTTAACTTCCATGGGCCGCGAACATCGGTCCCCGGTCCGCGATCCCCGGTCCCCGGCTCCGGGTCCCCCGGCCAATCGAGGCTAAACGGCTGCAGCGATCCGAGCGCCGCGGCGCGCGATCCGTCGCGCACGGCGCGCGCGTGGCAAGCGTGTACATGTGCAGGTTTCACGCAAACAATTCACAATAAAAACCAACGAAGCACCAAGGGCCTTTAACTGTGATAAAAAAGTGCTATATTTGCGTCCCAAGTCCACTCTGATATGGGATTTGATGCATGGCTAAAGAGGCAGGAAAAGTTGAAACGCGTGGCCGCCCGCGCGTAACGGAAAATAGTCGGCTAACCGGGAAGCAAGTGAAGTTTGTCGAGTTGGTTGCAACGCGAGAGGGGCAGGATACGCTCCGTAATCTGGCCGCAGAGGCGGGATTCAGTGTCAAAGGTGCGCACACCCGTGCGTATGAGATGTTAAATCCGAACAAATCACCGCATATTGCGAAGGCGCTGCGTGAGCGGCGGCGTGAGTTAGCGGAGAAGTACGAGGTTAACTACTCGCGACACATAAGAGATCTTCAACGGATACGTGACGAGGCTCTGGAGGCCGGTGCGTACAGTGCTGCGGTACAAGCTGAGAAAGCGCGGGGCTTGGCCCAAGGTGACATCTACGTCAACAAGAGTGAAGTTCGTCATGGGTCGATTGACCAGATGTCGAAAGAAGAGGTTGTGAAGGCGTTGAACGAGTTGAAGGCTCAGTTGGGTGAAAAGGTAATCAATGTCGAAGCGGACGGAGTCGAACTTCTGGAAGACGTTAAAGTCCAACATTGAGAAGCTGGACTCGGACGTGGTGCTGACTCGCATTGAGAACAGTCAGACGCCGGGTATACCGGATTTATTGTTGATGGACCGTCGTAAGCGGCTGCATATGATCGAGTTGAAGGTTGCGAAAGGCAATCAGATCAAGTTGTCGCCGTTTCAGGTCAGTTTTGCGGTTCGGCATCAGGGCAGTAATTGCTGGGTATTGGTCCAGCGTTGGCGGCCCTCGGACACACAAGCGGAGTGTTTATTGTATTCAGCAGATCAAGTGATGGATGTATCGGTGAACGGCATGCACGCATCGCCGCCGTGTTTGACGTTTCCGTGCTCGGCGGGCTATGAGCCGCTCGTTGAGTATTTAAGTCAGGGACCCCTATGAGTCTTTCTTTGGATTCGACCACGGATGTGCAGAAATTACGTTTGGAGTTGCGCCTGAAGCAACTTGAGCGTGTGGAATCCTGCCAAAATAATTTTTTACCATTTGTAAATTCTATGTGGCCGCAGTTTATTGCGGGTCGGCACCACTATTTGATTGCGGAGAAGTTGGAAGAGATCGCGAATGGGACGTTGAAGCGGTTGATTATTAACATGCCGCCACGTCATACGAAGAGTGAGTTTGCGTCGTTTTTGTTCCCGGCGTGGATGATTGGTCGTAATCCGGCGATGAAGATCATACAGGCGACGCATACGACCGAACTTGCGGTCAACTTTGGCAGGAAGGTCAAGAACCTTCTTGAGCAGGACGATTATCAGGAGATATTCGATAATACGGTCTTGTCGGTGGACAGTAAGGCGTCAGGGCGCTGGGACACGAAATCCGGTGGTATGTATTACGCGGTGGGTGTGGGTTCGAACTTAGCGGGCCGTGGTGGTGATTTGATCATTATTGACGATCCGCACTCGGAGCAGACAGCGATGTCGGCAAGCGGGTTTGAGAACGCGTGGGAGTGGTACACGGCGGGTCCCCGACAGCGTTTACAGCCGGGTGGGGCGATCGTTCTGGTACAGACCCGGTGGTCTGAGAAGGACATGACGGGCAATTTGATCCGTCAAATGACTAAAGACCCCAATGCAGATCAGTGGGAAGTCGTTGAATTACCTGCAATTTTGCCGTCTGGCGAGCCCACTTGGCCTGAGTTCTGGAAGAAAGAGGAGTTGGAGTCGGTTAAGGCGTCGATCCCGCCGTACCAGTGGAACGCCCAGTATCAGCAGGCGCCGACGTCAGAAAGTCTGGCGATATTGAAGCGTGAGTGGTGGCGTTTTTGGGAAGGTGCGTCGATTCCGGACCTGCAATATGTAATCCAAAGCTACGACACGGCGTTTTCAAAACGCGAGACAGCGGACTACAGTGCGATCACTACGTGGGGCGTGTTTTTCCCAGAAGAAGCTGGGGGCCCCGCGAATCTTATCTTGCTGGATGCGAAGAAAGGTCGATGGGATTTTCCTGAGTTGAAAGACATTGCGTTAGAGCAATACAAGTATTGGGAGCCCGAGACGGTAATTATTGAGGCAAAAGCCACGGGGACCCCTCTGACCCACGAACTGCGGCAGGTTGGCATACCGGTTGTAAATTTCACGCCTAGTCGTGGTAATGATAAGTTATCAAGAGTACATTCTATCTCTCCGCTGTTTGAAGCGGGGATGATCTGGGTTCCGGATGAGAGTTGGGCGCACGAAGTGATTGAAGAGTGCGCTGCGTTTCCGAACGGGACCCACGATGACTTGGTGGACAGCACGACGCAGGCGTTGATGCGATATCGCCAAGGGAACTTTGTGAGCCTGCCCAGTGACGATTGGGAAGAAGGCTATGCGTCGAGTCAACTAATTTCAGCGGCAAACTATTATGGCTGAACGTACACAAGCCGAAATGCTGGCAGATCTGGAGCGTGCTTTGGCGCGACAAGATGCAGATCGAGAGTTGTTTGAACGGCCAGAACCTGTTGAACGTGAGTTCGCGTATGGCATACCGGGTGTTCAAGAGGAGGGTACGTTACCTTCTCAGTTACTTAGTTATTTAGTTCCTGCTCGCACAGAGGTGCTCCAACCTCCGGTCACCGAGTTTGGCGAGCCAAGAACCCAACTTAACCCCGTTACGAACCAACTTGAGCAAGTCGCCGATCGAACGATCACCCCCGGTGTGTACGGCGAAACAGAGTTTGGTTTGCAATATACTCCCATCGCTCGCGGCATCGGCTCAATGGTCGACTATGGTCAAAAGCTTATAGACAGCCCTGAAGCTCGCTCGCAAGCGGCGGACGCTATTTCACGGCTCCCGGAACAAATGGCACGACAGTTGGTGGGCGGCGCAGACGCATTAGAACGTGGGTATTTTGAAACCGTTGATCCGAAAACCGGCGAAACATTTTCTGGCATCGAACCTTTTCTTGCTGCCACAGGCCCCTTGGCGGTAGGCCGAGCAGTAAGCGACGTCCCCCAAAACAGTTTTGGTATTTTTGCATCAGGTAAAGGCAAATCTGGCAAACAAGCAGAAGAAACGGTCGGTATGCTGGAAGAAGCGGGGCTCGACCCGTCGGAGGGCTGGGAAAAGCAGTCTGGCGCGAACACTTACAAATCCTACCGTTCTAGTTTAGACAACAAGGTTCGCTACGAGATTCCCACGTCCAACGTCGCGTTCAAGCAAGCATTCCGAGAAACAGAAGACCCGGACGTAGAACTCGGTAAGTTGTTAGATCCCGAAACCAGAACAGAGCAGCGTCTTCTTGCTATGCAAGGGATGAGAATCCGCAAAATTAACGATAGAGAATACCTGACAATTCCGGGTTTTTTTGACTTAGACGAAAATCAATTAAACAAGTATGGGTTTACGCGATTTGACCACAAAGCAGGCACGGGCGGGCTACAGAAATTTCCCGCTCCTGTTCTAGAGCAAATTGTTGATTTCCCACAACTTTTTGACGAATACCCCCAGCTTCGCAGTATAAGGATTGAGCCCACTCCGCCGATGGCCTTGTTTGTAAACGGCTCTTACAACCCAGAAACCAAGACTATTCAGTTGGCTCATGGAAAAAATACGCCAGAAGGCCGTAAAGAAATGATGAGCGTCCTGATGCATGAAGTTCAGCATGCTGTGCAAGATATTGAAGGTCTTTACGGTGGGGCAAACACCGGCATGTTTGAACCCACCGGTTTTGGGGGTCGCAAAAAGAAAAATAGAGATTCTTTGAAAGCCGTAGAGGCAAACATTGAAGACGCGCTGGATAGTCTTGTAATTACAACCGACGCGGCCCCAAAACCGAAAATGTTTTCGACCGTTTTAGAATTTGGAAAACGAGCAATTGGTCAAGCGAAACCAACGCCCGATGACGGTCCCCCGTTAGTTAACGCTCTTAAAAACGCGCCAGAAAAAGAAATGAGACGTGTCAAATACCTTACTCAAAATTATTTACGCGAACGTGCCGAAGAGGCAGAGGTAGAAGCCAAGGGCGGTTTTTCGAAAGCACAGCTTGCTCGCCAAAAGTTAGTTGACGAAATCCAAAAACGTAAAGCACAGCTCCGACGGATGGGCCGTTCGCAGGAAGAGATTGACGCTGTAGACGACGAGTATAGAAACGAAGCGTTCCGATATGCGGGTTCTGATCGGAGTATGATTAGGCTAAACGACGCTTTAAAAGACGCCGGGGTAAAAGAACATGAAAAATTTGCAGAGAAAATTGCCGGGGCTTTTAACCAGCAAATAGAAGAACTCAGACCTCTCTTGAAAGAAAATCAAGATATCAAGGACATTGAGTCACGAATGTTCGAAATGTACTCGGGTAATCCGGGCGAGGTTGAGGCTAGGAATGTACAGCGACGTTTTGAAGGCGTGAAGAAAGATGAGTATGTACGAGCTCCTTCCGGCGAATTGACCCGGTTTCCAGAAACGTTGTCGGGCGAAGAGTTACAGAGGGTTTTTCCTGAAGACACCCAACAGATGGTGTTGCCCGAAAGCGGGCTCGTATACTCAATGCGCGAAGGGCGAAAAAACGAACCGTCGTTTTCTATAGACGACCCAAACGATTCGCAAATGGAATTACCCGGCATGGGGCCGCCTAAACCGCTACCGAAAGATCCCGCTGAACGTCTGATTGCAAGAAGAGATTACCTACGCGGGGCTTTGGATCAAGATGATTTTCGTTACTCCAAAGAGCGCGTTGCTGTTGCTAGAGAACTGGCACAGAAAGAAAGAGAAATCGAACAGTTAAGAGCCGCTGCGGGTTATCCTACGGATAGAGACTACGCACAAGGAGGCGAGGTAAACCAAATGAGAAAACCGGTTATTTCATCAGGGCTCTCGGGCCTATTGCGTGGTTACACACAGGGACCCCTTGCACGTGTTTCACGTGAAACACAAGAACCGGTAGGCATGCGCAGTGGTGGCATGATGGGCGGCGAACCTCAGTTTGATTTCAACCAGCTACCCGTTGGTATTGCAGCACCCCCAGAAATTTTGCCCGCATACACTGTCCCAGCACAGGCAGCGGAGCAATTAGCGGCACAAACAGTGCAACAACAACGCCCTTCTGATTTTACGGGCACATACAACGCAGCCGTCGGCAGGTTTGGCACAGCACCGAACCAAACCCCGTTTGAACCGGGCATGTTGTTATACGAAGGCACGGACGTCCTTCAATCCCCGACCATAGAAAACTATCAAAATCGCGGTGGTACACGTCCGGGAGATACAACAACCAGCGAGACTGCAGCAGTAGCAACCGATCCAGTAGCCGCCGACCCAGTAGCCGCCGACCCAGTAGCCGC